TGCTGTTACATTAGAGTATACACGTTCCAGTGGTAGAGTGCAAGTTTCACACTCATACCCTGGATCGGCATCTTTAATAGATCTTTGTTTGATTACAATTTCAGAACATTGTCCTGTGCATTTGTATTCATATACTGGCATTACTTCAAGATAGCCTTATATGTTTTTAAATCTACAATTCCAGTTACTGGAAGTTTAGATTTAGATTGAAAATCTTTAACTGCCTTAGATGTTCCTGGACCAAAAACTCCATCAGCCTTTAAACCAAGTGCTTCTTGAATTTTTTTAACAGGTGAACCCTTTGCGCCTTGTTTAAACTGCTTAAACTCCTTCTTAACTGCAGGTGCAGAAGGTATTGAAGATACTGGAGCAGATGCTTTAACTGGAGCATCAGATGATCCAACCTTAGAAAGAAGTGGAAGGTTTTCTTCGCCAGTATAAACTGGACGACCCCAACCAACAACAGCATTAACTAACTTAGCCTTATTGTTCTTTACATATGCACGAGTCTTCTCTACGCACATTCCTCCATTGCGCTGATCTCCCTTTGCAGTTCCTGAAGTATTTCCTTCAATAACTTGAATAGTTCCATCGCCATTATTTTTAATACAAATACCAACATGTGAAATACGATTTACACCATCGTCTGGGAAATCAAAATAAATCCAGTCTCCTGGAGTTGGATCGTCGTTACGTGCATCTGACCAACGATCATTCTTCTTAAACCAATCTGCTGCTGCAACAGTTGATGCAGACTTTGGATACTTCTTTGCATCTAAACCAGATGTAAAACCACACCACGAAACAAATGATTGGCACCATGGTTGAAAATTAACACCAGTCCATTTACCATACTTTGTCTCGTTATCTTTAGGACCTTCAATGGTTCCTAACTCTTTCTTTGCAACCTCAATGATTGCTTCTAGACTACCCTTTGCTGCCATTTTTTATCTCCTAATATTAAGGGGCAGTTTATAAAGACATGCCTAGGTCTCTTATACAATTATAGCCTATATACTACTTTTTAGCAAGTTTGATTTCAATAGTCTTTGGCTTTTTATCTTCAGGGATGACACGATCTACATTAATGTGTAGCATACCATCCTTCATTTCTGCACCAGTCACTTCCATGTATTCTCCAAGAGCAAATGATCGTACAAATTTACGACCAGCAATACCCTTATGAACTACTTCAGCATCTATTACCTCTACAATCTCACCCTTAATAATAAGAGTTCCATTGTCTACTGAGATATCAATATTTTCCCTAGAAAATCCAGCAACAGCCAAAGAAATCCTATATGTATCTTCATCTAGTTTGAGAAGATCATATGGAGGATATGCCTGTGAGTTTGTTTTATGTGCGGTATTTAAGCGGCCTAACTCTCTGTTAAAGCCAATAAAAAAAGGATCATTGAATAGATCCATTGCATGTGTTACTACCATTTTATTCCCCTTTCAAGCGAATAAGTTAATAGGTCCCATAAGGCGACCTAATACTATTATATCAAATATTTGGAGCGAAAGACGAGACTTGAACTCGCAACATTCTGCTTGGAAGGCAGAAACTCTACCAATTGAGTTACTTTCGCTTTGCTGGTCTGGCAGGTCACGATCCTGCGACTTCCGAATTAACAGTTCGGCACTCTACCAACTGAGTTACAGACCAAAACCAATTAACCTAAAAGACTCACAAGCCTATTAGTTGTAGTTGATCTTCCTACTGCTTTCTTAGATATTGATACAAAGTAGTCATATGTTGACTGATATGTACCCTTGTAATTTTTAGCCCAGTAAGCAGAAAATGCTGCAGCACTTGCTGAAGTTCCTCTTACTGTCTTATTATTAACATCAAATACCTCAAGAAAATAAAAATCAACTTCTGGAGCAGCATTTGAGAATGGAGACATAGTGTTACCTTCTGTTGCTCCACCTACTGCTACTGCCTGTGCAATACATGCTGGGAAGTCAATTCTCTTATAGTCTCTGTTATTTCCTGCAGAAAAAATTGTTGGAACATTTAATGATAAAAGTTTATCAATATTTCCAACAAGTCCAGAATGTGTTGCGTTTGTAGGGCAATACTTTAGCCCACTGCCAAGAATATGGCTACCCATTGATGCTGATACAGAAGAAATGTTATACTTTTCTTTGTTTAAAATAACCCAAGAAAGAGCCTTCTCTATATCAAAAACATTAGAGTTGTCTTTAGTTCCATTAGACTTCATTCCAACAATTCTAATAAAGACAATGTTTGCATCTGGATTAACCTTGTTTGCAATAAGAGCCATGCTAGTTCCATGGTCAAATCCATTAGCATTAATTTGTGCAGGCGTAAGCGTTGCTGATCCTAAACCTTCTTGAAACCTTGTTCCATTAGGACAAAGCATTCGGTCAAGAATACAGACTTCTTGTACAATCTTTGCCTTTAGTTGTGGAATTGATGAATCAATTGCTGTATCAATAATAACAATTGACTTGCTTGGTTCTGCATGTACTGGCTGTAATAGTACTAGACTAAATACCGCTATAATTCCCACTGCGATTTTCTTCATTTTTTCTCCTTGTTAGTTTTCTTTGATTTTAATTACTACTTGGCATGGGTCGCCTCCTGCTTCCCATTCTTCTTGCTCTTCTTCATTCATGTAGGGATCACCCTCATGAGTATTACAGAACGGTTCAGTTACCCATCCCCGCTCAATTCCGTTTTCAAGCCAAATCTCAAACTCATCAAAGTTTGACTCTATATTCTGAATATCCTTTAGGATTTCTTCAAATTCTTCGTTCATATACTAAGTATACTCCTAGGCACTTATGATGTCAACTGGACCCATGCAAGATGGGTTAAATTTAATTGCAGCATTAACCGCTTGAATTACTCTGTTCCTTGCATTTTTTTGTTTATCTGTTGCATACAAAACACCGTAGGCATATTCTGAACCAGAACCAATAGACATATATGGCAAAGAGTATTTAGATAAAGACATATCTCCAGAACTATGTTCGTAGATTTCTCCACGAATACCAATGATTAAACTAAGTTCACCTTCTTTAGATGTATCAATCCAAAATTCATTATAAAATTCACGAAGTTCTTTAATAAACTTTGTGTGCATAAACTTGTCTGTATCTTTAATGTTAGGTGCTGATGGTCTGAAGTTGTGTCTGATTCTATCGCCGTCCATTGACCCAGCATAACCAATTAAGTATGGTCCAACTTTCCAAACCTTTGGTGATTCAAGTGAGAGAATAACTCCGTCATCTGATGCTCCACGATCTCCTGCCATATAAACTTTTTCTTCATGGCGTAGAGCAACAATGCAAGTCATGACAAACCCCTCCCAGATTAGGTATATTTAAGTATACCAGTTCCCAGAAGGGGTGTCAAGCAATGTATTATTTATTCAATAAAATCATCAATTTCATCAAGATCATCTACAACGCTATTAGTCATAGGCTCAGATACTTGATTAGGCTGTGAGTTATCTGAACCCCCGCCATTTTTGCCAATCAAAATACCAGCAAGTGTGCCAGTAATAAATGTTGCAACAGATGACAATACATTGAAGAACATCTTATCATTTTCTGATTGCTCTCCAATTGGTTGTGTTACAAAAACAAGGGCATACAAAATTCCCATTGTAGTAAACAATAAGATTGTTCCTAGTGTCATACCAAGAAAAAACTTTAGTCGTGCATCTAGTTCATCTGATGTATATCTTTTTTTACTCATTTACGCTACCCTCCGTAGGATCAAAACCAAGTATATCTTTAGTACATAATCCATCTGCTTGGCAGATTGGTGGATTACACTCTTTATTATACCAGTTTTCAGGATCATGGCAGTCATAGCGATATCTATTTTCTAGCATTCCGCAAGATGTTAACATTAGTGATAATACTGTTGCTGATAAAAGGGCTGCGATTTTTTTCATATCAATAACTATCCTAATCTTCTTTTTCTTCACGCAATGGAATTGTTACAAGCCAGATAGCAGTAGCAATTAATGTTGCCATTCCAACTACCTGCTGTGCTGTCCCTGTAAGGGTAAGCCATGCAATAAAGAATCCAAGTAGTGTCCAAACCTGAGCAATACTTTCTTTAACTGCTTTCCAAAGCCATGAAATAAATCCTTTGACAATCTTTACCAAAATTTCAAATACTTTTTTAATAATAGGAAAATACTTTGCACCATATGCTTTTAGTTTTTCCATATCTATTGTTGGTATTTTAATCTTTGGAATAGATATTTTTGGAATATTTACCTTTGGCATCTTAAACTTTGGCATTTTGATGCTTGGGATTTTAATGCTTGGTATTTTTATTTTAGGCATTGTAATTTTAGGCATCTTTATTTTGCCTAAAATCACCTTTATACTTTCTTTAACTTTATTCATAACCATCCTATTATAACCTCCTTATTGACATAACAGAACTAACAATGTTTGATACTATAATTACTGGAATTATGACTTCCTGAACCTTTTCTCTTTGGTCGTCAGTCATATCCTTTCCCCATTCCGCTGGGTTTAGAATTTTTTCAAAATCTATATTTGTAATTGCTCCCAATGGATCTGCCAAGAATGCTTCTGTTTGTACTTCTGTTACTGCATCTGCTAATGTAAATGGCATTGGGGTTTCTCCTGCATCCCCTGCTCTTTCTGCGAACTCAACAAATGCTGAGGCAAGTGCTGGGTTATCTTTCATCTGCTCAGCAATCTGTGCAACTTCTGATGCCTTGATACCAAGGTCTCCAGCAATCTCTGCCTTTGCTTCTTGTGTCAAAGACTTTAGGGTTTGGCTAACTGCTGCTACTTGCTCAGGTGAAAGTGTAACTAACTTATTATCCTTGCTTGTAAGGTTAGCAATAACTCCAGATAAATCTTCTGATGTTCCTGTACCCTTTTCAGGAATAAGTGCAGCCAACTCTTCATCTTCTATTTCAGGATTAGTTGTTGGTTCTGGTTCAGGAGTTGGTTCTGGTGTAGGTTCTGGAGTTGGTTCTTCAGTTGGCTCTACCACTGGCTCCTCTGTTGTTTCTGGATCTGGGGTTGGCTCATCAGTTGGCTCTGGCTTAGGCTCTTCTGTAGGCTCTTCTGTAGGCTCTGCAGAGGGCTCTGTGGTAGGTTCTTCAGTAGGTTCTTCTGTTGGCTCAGTTGATGGTTCTGGAGAAGGCTCTGGAGTAGGTTCAACTGTAACCTCTGGTGTTGGCTCTGGCTGTGGCATGTTTGCAAGGGCAGTAGCAATAGCAGCATTAATTCTCTGCTTCTCTTCAAAATCCCATTGAGCATCATACTCTTCTTCAGCAGCAGTGATAGCATCATTCATATCTTCAATAGCACTATTGTAGTTTTCAATTGCTAAATCTTTTGCTGCTAATGCTAAAGCAGTGTTTAGTTCTGCAATTTCATATGTGGTTTCTGCAGCATCTTTTTCTTCCTGCGCTAATTCTAAGTCATCTTGTAATTCATTTAGTGTTGCAACCTCTTGATTGTAAACAGATAACTTATCGTTATAAACTGCCAAAGCAGATGTTCTTGCTGCAAGTGCTTCGTTGTAGTCGTCTATCTGTTCCTGTGTTGCACCTGGGCCAGAAGAAAATGTTCCAAGATTACAACTAAAGTTTTGTCCCCATACTCTTGGATTTCCAGCATAGTCGCATCCTGCTCCAGTCCACCCTCCAGGAATTGCCCATCCAAGATGATAGTTTCCAGGTCCTCCGCCGTTATACCACCAAATTTCTACACCCAGTGTTTTATCTTCACTAACATCATATACTGGTGAATAGTCGCTCCAAGTAGTTCCTTGCTCTACCCATTGATCTATTGCAAGATTTCCGTCTACGTACATTCTAAATCCATCGTCTGTAGAGCCTGCAAAATATGTTGTTGTAAACCATGATGGAACAGTAATTGTTCCAGTAAACTTAACAACAAAATTTTCATATCTATTGCCACAAACTGGAAGTTGCATAGAGTTTGAGTTCCAGGTGCCAGAACAAAGCACAGATCCTGGGGTAGCAACATTACCCTGTCTAACAAGAGTATAAACAGTGTATGCCAAACCTGTTCCTCCAGCAGCCTGCATATTAGACTGTGTGGTTTGAAGATTAAGATTGGCTATGGACAATGCTTCTTGAGCATCATCTTTGTGTGTTAAGGCTAAAGCAACTGTGGCTGTTTGTCCATCTACTGAGGACTGGGCTAAGGAAAGGTTTGATATTTTTGTATTGAGGGTTGATAGGGATTCTGCTTCTGTCTCTACTGCTTCATCGTATGTTTCTTCTGATGATATTTTATTGTCCCTGGAAATTAAGGCAGCGTCATATTTGTCCTGTGCTATACCAATAAGCGAGACCAACTCAGCACTATCAGCAAGGTCTGAGACCTTGTAGTTTAGTTCTTCTATCCTCTGGGCACCTATTGCTATAGGATCGTCAGAATTGGCCTCTGTAGGGGCAATAAGAAGCCAAGCAAAGGCAAGGGTAAAAACTGTAAATATACGCAAGAGTTTTTTCAAAGTGGTGGACTCTCCTCTTGCCTATTATATCAAATTATTCAATTAGACATGCAGGCAAAAAGAAAGGGAGCCAGTTTCCTGACTCCCAAACTTTTAAGTTTTAGTTACTTAACTAAAGTAACCTTTGCTTTTGGATTCTTCTTATTCCACTTGTTTGCAAGTGTGTTAAACGCCTTCTTCAAAGAAGCAAGCGCTGCTGCATTATCTGCAGTCAACTTAGCAATCTGTGCATCCTTAGCAAGAAGAGCAGCATCTGATGCTACCTTAGCAGCAGCAGCCTTATCTGTTTCTACCTTAACTGCTGCAGCAAGTGCTGCATCTGCAGCAACCTTTGCATCAGCAAGTGCCTTGTCTGACTCAGCCTTAGCAGCAACTGCATCGGCAGCAGCCTTTAGAACTGCAGCATCTGCAACTGCCTTAGCAGCAATCGCTGCATCCTTGGCAGCAACCTGAGCAGCAAGTTCTGATGCTAGATCACGAACTGCAATCTCTGCAAATGGTGCAAGTGTGCGAGCAGTTAGACCTACTACGTCAGCAGTTGTTGCATCTCCAACAGTAGTTGGAGCAAACATAATAAGTGAACGATTTCCAGTTGCTGGAAGTGTTGCCTTAAATGTTGCTACTCCAAAGTCTGAAAGTGTAGCGCCAGTTGTTGCAGTTGCTGCATCCATGACTGCTGTTGCAGCAAATACTGTTGCAGTAAGTGACTTACCAGAAACCTTGTTTCCAAATACGTCTGTTGCTGTAACAAGAATATCTTGCTTTGTACCAGCAGCACCTGAAGCAGGAGCAGAAACTGATAGATTATTGATTAGACCAGCAGTACCCTGTACATAATATGTTAGTGTTACTGGACCATTTGTGATTACAACTGTTCCAATTGCTGTTGTCTTTGTGTAGACATAAAATGTTGCAGTTGTTCCTGTACCAGTTGCAACTGTCAAAGATGATGATCCTGATGTTGCTCCAACAGGTGCAGCAGTTGAGTGCAATGCTGAAACAATTGTTGCATTTGTTGATGTTGCAGTTACGCTTGTTCCAGCAGTAACTGTTGCTACCAACTTAAGAACATCAGTGTTGTCAATTGTATTATCTGCAGGTACTGGACGTACGATTGCAGTGGTTAGTGCTGTTCCAGCAGTTGCTGGAGTATCAAATGCTGCAGGCGTTGCTGCTGCGTTCCATGTTGTTGCTACAACTGACATGGTGTTAGCACTTGCAGGTGTTGCTACCATTGTGCCCAATGTCATGGCTGCAACCACGGCAAGAGCGATTTTCTTAAATGAATTCATTCCTTCTCCTTGTTAGTTTATCTGGTCCCATGACCAGAATGTTAAATTAAATTAAAACCATCTAAAAAATCCCTAACATCGTCAGGCATTTTCCGATTATCTAATTCTACCATACCCTTGTCTTTCTCTGCAAGTCGTGCAGAAGAAGACCAAGTATGGACATCTATCTCAGTATTATTATTCTTTGGTGTGTGTGATATTGCTCCAAATACCGCTCCAGTTACAGCGTCAGCCAAGTCCTTAGATTTCTTACGGGGGTGATCTACACGATTACCCTTCATGATTTTAAGTTCTGACATTTCTTCTAATAGGATAGGGATTCTTGGTATAGAAACACGCTCTTCATAAATCATCATGGCCAAGTCCTCATAATGTTTCTTAGCAACAGAAACTGTCTCAGTTCTAATTCCAACTGCCTGCAACTCATTTTGAATATCAAAAGACTGCCAACGGTCAAATGAAACCATTCCGATATTAAAACCTTGTCTGCGTAGGTTCATAATCCACTGCTTAACTTCAGATAGATTAACAGGACCTTCTGCTCTTGGTTCCCACCATGCAACTGCATCTACTACTACTATTGGTGCTACTTGTTCATAATCTTTAATTACCTGAATATTTACCCACTTATCTACGTGAGCAATTGCTACCGCACACTTATCGTGCTTTTGTGCAAGGTCAGCATGAATATAATATGTCTTATCTGGATCTGGTACAAACGTTTCGTCAAACCTTCTAAATGAGTCTAGTGGATTTCTGGTGTTCATACACTTCTCAACCTTGTCAATCTGTTTAAAGAAAGCATCAGATGAATATGTTGGCATACATGCAAAACGCATCATGGCATCACCAAGGTCTGTATAGAATGCCAACTTAAAGTCTTCTATCTTACGGGTTGGATTTACTTCCCATGTAGGTCTTTTGAATGCGTATACCCTTGGAATTTTGTATTGAAGAATGTTGTCTTCATCCCACGAAATTTCAAACTGATTTCCAGGATCATCGTGTGGCAAATCTTCATTCATAATAAATGTATGTCTGCGCTCAACAGTTTCTTTGTCAGCAATAACAGACTCATATCTTTGTGAAATAAAGTCACCTTGATATCGTGGGAAAGAAAGCAAAACAACCTTTCCAAGATCTGGAAAACGAGAGTCTACTGTTCCACGAAATGCTTTATAGATATTATCAGCAGTCTTTCCTTGTTCATTTCCAGATACAACCTCACTTGCAAAACCAGAAATCTCATCAAGTACTGCCATAAGCAAGTTCAAGCCCTCATGAGATTCTCTTTCTGAGTGTCCAGAGTAAACGGTAATTGCTTTGTCAAACTCAATTGAGTCAGCCTTTGCATTATACTTTCCAGCAAACCAAGGTGACTTCTCAATCTTTGTTTTAAAACCTTTAAAGAAAACGTTCTTTGCCTGCTGTGCGTTAACAGCAACGTTAATAATATCAATAGCATCTCCTGCAGGCTTGCCATAATAAATTGCAGGGTCTTTAAGACATAATAGTTTATATACTACATATGCACAGGCTACTGTTGAGATAAAATCTTTACCACTACCCTTGCCAAGTTGAAGAATTAATTCGTTTTTGGTGTACTTACTAAAGTGTTTAGTTCCTTCAACATCTCCCATAATGTCTATCAAATCTTCTTTACGATAGATCTGGCTCATTGCCTCAACAATTTCGTACTGGATATCAGATAAAAGTGGTTGACCAAGATAATCAGGTGACTGGACAAATGTCTTTACGTCAACTGGAGTTTCAACAAAGTGATTCTCTTTTAATACTTCAAGAAAATCATTGAACATCGTGGACAACAGTAATCACTTCTCCTTCTTTTGCAATAGCAGAAAGTCTCTTCATGATAATATCACGTACTTCTGGATGCTCTGAAGCAATATCTCGTAGGATTCCAACAAGAACTTCTTGTCGTCTTTCAATTTCAATCATCTCTTCTGCAAGTTCTTTGTTCTCAAGAAGTCCAGCCTTTTGCAGCATATCAATTCTTCTTGACTCAATATCTAAAACTAATTTAATTCCAGCAGTCTTTGCTGTAAGGTTTGTTGATAGGCTTGCCTCATCAATAACTTCGTAAGCCTTTGTAATTAATTTTGTATAGTGTGTATCTGCTCCAACCAAAGCCTCTTTAGCACGAGCACGGATTGCATCATTAGCAGATGCCATAACCTTCCACTCGTTAATTAAAGATACAACACGGGTTCTTGGAATATCTAATTCTTTAGATATAACTGTTGGATCATTACCCTTAAGGTATTCAGTAACTACTTGATTAACTTCATCAAGATGCTGAATAAGTTCTGCCTCACTTGACATACTTTCCCTCTAATCTATTTATTTCATCTTTAATATAGAAGATGGCTTTTTCTAAATCTTGAATAGTTTTTGCTTCATCTTTAAGTCCTGCTCTCCACAAATACTTAAATGCATTACCAATATTAAAGTTTCTATGTCTAGTAATTTGAATACATTCAACCCCAGAAGGATCTGATGTGTAATGAACAGGGTGGTTTACCTGATCAACAGTAATGTGAAGATTGTCGCTCATTTAGTTACTTCTTCGTTTAATCTTTTAAAACAATTTAAGCATGTTGTATATGTTCTCCCAGTAAATGGGCAAGATGATATTGAAGACTCTGTATGTTTACAAAATAGTCTTTGTGTAAGGGCTTTTGCAACATCTATAAAATGTTTAATAATTCTCATCTTCATCTTCCTCTAGGTTCCAGTCAAAAGATTCTGGAATATTTTTAAGTGCAGATATTGCAGTTACAAATCCTACTGCAGTTACTAACGATAATATAAACATAAAATATTTAATCTTTTTCATCTTTTTGATTTCCTTAATCCAAATTTAGCAAGGTATACGTAGATAGTCTCAACACTGGCTCCGCACTCCTTTGCAATCTCCTCTGGAGTCTTTTTATCCATAAGGTACCTCTTACGCATATAGACTTCCGATGTATATAGTTTAGCAGCCATGAGATTATTTGTCAACCTCAGAGTCTAAAACATCATAATTGTAAGCGTTTGAGTCCTCAAAAATCCACTTATCGTAACTTTCAACATCCCACTTATTTGTATTTATAAGTCTTTGTATTACTAGATCTTTCTTTGTTACAAAGGATGGTTCTTTTATTCTTACTCTATTGTTTGGCTGTACCGCAAAATTTCCATCATCTCTTTGAATAACATGGCCACACTTATGTTGACCTGGGTTTTCAGAGTATCCGTCATCTAAAATATTTGTTTCTGGACTATGCCAGTCAAGTGTAAACAGATATGTTCCAGGAACATTTGTTTTGTTTCTATCAATGTAAGACATTCTCATATTACTTAATGCTTGAAACTTTGTAACTGAAACATGTGGGCTAAAAGAATTCCATAAAACTAGATTGTGAATTGGCTCCTCTGGAACTCCAGGCTTTGTGCAAAATGCATTAATAGGCATTCTCCACCAAATACCACCATCTTCCATCATAAAATGAAAGAGTGGGCTTCTTGCTTTAATACTTGATACTCCAAAAATAACGCATGGAAAATATTGATCGTGACTATCTTCTTGATCTCTTAAAAAATTACCACGAACATAGCATTCAATTGGTGGTATGTTTGCATTTAACTCTGGCATTACTTGCTTTCTCCTATCGCCTTATCCCAATTTTTTACAGCCCAATGACCAATTCCACAAGCATCTGCAACATCATTGTCTGTAATTGTTCTATCATAATTAATATTAATAAACTTAATTGTTCTTTCTTTACGAAGCATTCTTTCGTGAGCCTTATAATATGAATCAGACTTTCCAGGATTTTGAGATCGTATTAGTAACTGTTCTTCTTTAGATATTTTTCCATTACCCATAAAAATTTGCCAAGTAATTGGAGAAACTCTGCCAATT